GCTTTACCACTTCGTGATTTTGTGTGTTTAACAGGATATATTTTTTTCTTGATTGCAAATTGTTTGATTTCTTCTGCTACGTTGTCTGCCATTGCAGGATCACGAAGCATGTATTGAACGCCTCCTTGATAGTCTGTGATGTTGTTGATGAGTTCTGCTTCTTCGAGTTCATTTTCGCCCATCATTTGTTTTTGAAGATCGGCAGTTTTTTCTAACTCTTTATTATAGTCTTCTAAAGCTTTGATATCATCAGCAGTTATTTTACCTTGATCGTTTTGTTCTCGAATGCCGAAGAACTCTTTGTATGTATTTCGTTTCTTGCTCATTATCTCTTTTCTATAATAATAAAAAAATTGCAAATATCCTAATTATTTACCAAACAATCGATTCATTCCGTAACTCATGTTTTCGTAAGCTCGCATAGCTCTTTCCATTAGCATATCAGCTTCTTGACAAGTTTTTTCAACAAGTTTCATATCATCTTCTACTCGTTTCAATTCACGTTGCAATGAAACTTTTTCAAACTGCATTTCATCCGATTCTGTTAAGTCAGTAACAACACGCTTTGCTGTTTCTACTAATTCTCGCAAACTACCACATTGCTCAGAAAGTTTACGTCCTTCACCAAACATGCTAGTTCCATATTCTTCCATGCGAATAACCATTTCCATGAATCGCTTTTTTTCTTCTGTGGTTACTGGCACATGTTGTTCTGCAGCTTCTTGCTGTTTGTCAAAATCGCCTTTTTGCTCGTTGTATATTGATCGTACGAAATCTAAATTGCTCTTCATTACTTTAATCTTTATTATATTCTACATTTCCCATCTTCACATAAAATAGAAGTAATTATTTCATGCACATGATGATATTTGTTTGTTGTTGCAGCATGACCTGCACTTTCAAATTGAAATTGTTTTCCGCCTACTGGTGCAATAAAAGCTCCATGGGTAGAAGGATTTGATACTACATCCCAACAAATAAGTTCAAAGTCAGGCTGAACTTCCATTATGTTTTCATTGCGAAGTTCTTTAACACTACCTAAACCTCGAGATGATATTCCTAAACGTATTCCTTCTTTAAACAATGATTTTAATATTTTACCAGATGGCGTATCTAAAACTTGTAAAGCTCCACATAAATCGTCGCCTTTCCACCAAATTTTTAAAATATTGTGTGACACATTGTTTAAGTTAACAACTTGTGATTCTGGATGATCTAATTCTCCTAATGCTCTGTGCTGCTGGATAAATTCTTTATCATATCGTTTACATTCACGTTCTAGTATATGTTTTGGATATACCCGGCCGTTTTGGTTTTTAGCTCCTGCACGTTGCAATACGCCTTCCACTACATATCCACCAGGAATACCGTATTTGTTTCCCGTAGACTCGTTAAGTGTGTTTAACGGAGTAAATGTTATAAAATCTTGTATAAGTTGTTTTGCCATAATATTATTGCATTAAATTTCTAACTCGCTCTGATATTTTAACTAATCGTTCTGAAATTGTACCTAATGCTTTATTTGTTCTTTTCTTATATCCTTCTCTCGTAACACCACTCTCTTCTTTTAAACGACTAGCATTCTTAACCGACTCTTCAATTTCACGTAATTTTTTAGATACTTCTATGATTGTCTCGTTAACTTTGGTTTCTGGAGACTTCTTTGGATCTGATGTTGCATATGTTCGATATCCTTCAATTAGATGCTCATATCGTTTTTCCATTGCTTCAGCTACACCCGGATATTTCATTTTCTTTTTTACTTCGTGTTTAGAAAATGCGTATGGTGTTTGGTATCCAGCAATACCACCAGTTACTGATTGTTCGTCTAGGTCATCATATTCAAGATCATATATGCCCATTTCCTCAGCTTCTTCTTTGCTGTATTCATTTTTTATTTGATCTCGAAAATCTTTAATTGATAATATCCATTCAATTAATGCATCTACTGCACCCGGATTATCATTTAAAAATTCTTCTATTCCTTGACGATAGCCAAATAATCCTACCAATGTTTCTATAGGGTTAGATGAATAATATGCTTCATTAACAGATTCTTCTTTTTTATGTAATCCTGTTTCATCACAATGATCACATCCTTCGCCGTTACATTTTTCACATTTTACATATTTTCCAGAAGCTAATTTTCTTGCTATTTGAACATCTGTAAAATCATGTTTTCCGTCATTGTTTTGATCGGTAGCTTCATCGATATTTAAATTTTCAAATTTTCTTTTCATTTCCGTAATCAATTGTTTCATTGGTGAACTCTGTTTAATTCGTCAACTAGGTCAAAATATCTTAAAAGTGATAATACATGAGACTCTTTTATAACTTTCATGTTTTCCACATTGCAAAGCATTTCTGCTAAATTTTCTATTTTTATACGAGCAACATCATCTGCAGTCTTTGCTACATGTTCTTTTAGTTGCCGTTTAATTTTTGGTATTTCTGCTTTGATATATGATTTAAGTGAATCAGTATCATTAACATGAGTGATATATTGTTTTAACAGATTCTTTTGAGCTTCTGACAAATTAGTATACTTGTTATTAAATTTGTCTACAAGCAGTTTATATGTTAAAAGTCTAGTGTCTTTTGTTTGTTTACGGAATTCTTCGTATAACTCATCCGTTTCAGTTTGTTTAACTAAATCCTTAAGTGTGTGTTCTAGTATCACATCTTTGCATTGAGCCAATTGTTTAACGGAAGCTTGATCTGCATATTCAAACAACAAATAAGTCGAAGCTAAAACTTTATAATTAGGTATGCGAGCGTTTGCTAAAGAATCAAATGAAAAGTTTTCTTGAATCTCTTTTACCAGATTATATTTTTGTCTGCGCAATGTGCTTTGATTCAATTTGCGATACGCTTTTTGAGCTTCTGCAATGTAATCTAATGCTCGTGCTTCTGATTTATGTTGCTCTTTAAGAACTGAGTTATAAAGTTGCAATTCTTTTGCTAGTTCCGTGTTCTTACCGAAATATTTTTTAATAATATCTAATGCAATTGTTTTATCTGAAGTTAGTGTTTCAGAAGTTAGTTTTCTAACCAACATTTCAAACAAAATTCCGGTGTTTTTGTACTTCGAATGTTTAATTTTCTTCATTTCTAGTATTCAGTTCTAGATTTATTTATATATAAATATTGTTACGCTTATAAAATATTGTTTTCATCTAGCATCGTGCCGCTATCTTCATCGGTTTGTGCGGACTCATATAGCATTTGATTGGCTAAATCTTTACTTTTCTTGTTTATCTTTTTTAATACATCAATATTTTCTCGCTGCATATTATATGGAGAACTGGTACTAGCTCGTCGACTACCGCGCGGGTCAGCCTGGAATGTTGTTTGCTGATTTTCCGGGTCCATATGTTGCTTGATTTGCTTGATGCCTAATGGATCCCATCCGAATGCATTTTTATGCGTTCCAGATTTTGGACCTTCAGGTGGTCTACCTCCTTTATCATCACTATCGGGACTCATGTGCATTGAAGCTAAATCGTGTGGCGTTCCATATGAAACTCCGGTTAATGTAGGATCATTTCCTTCTTGTTCGATTTGACTTTGACGGAATCTCAATTTAAGATCTTCAATCACATCGTTACGTTCTTGCAGCCATTGCTCTTCAGACATATTGAATATGTATTCATAAATAAATCTATCTGAAACAAGTTTGCTATCTTTCATTGCACCAGCCAATTGAATTTTTTCATTCATTAAGGCTACTTTTTGCTGATCATATATAATTGATGGTGCCGTTAATTCCAAATCAAAGTTAACTAGATCCGAATCTTCATATCCTTGTGTGTATAAATGCACGATTGCAATCTTTGCTAGTTCAGATTCAACTATTTTCTGAATACGTTCTATTGTGCGTGCAAACCGGATATCCATGGATGCTAATGTGGATTTTCCTTCTACTCCCTCATCATATCCTAAAAATGGTTTAGGTATTTTAAGAGCTGCCATCATTTTGTTTTTAACATATTCGATGTCATCTATACCGGTAAATTCCATTCCTGGTAATGTGTCAATCTGTGTAGAAGAATTTCCTCCTCGTACAGGTAAAAAGTAATCTTCCAACATGTTGTTCAAGTTGAACTTGAGATTGTAATTACCTGTTCTTTGATCTACATATGGAACTTTTTTCATTTTATTGATCATTTGTTCCATGAATGCATCTACTTCATTAGGAGGAATATTACCAATATCTACTTTGAATATTCTTTTTTCTGGAGCTCTCATTACACGATGAATAAGCATCGCATCTTCAAGCATTGTCAATTTTTGAAATTCTTGCCGTGCTCCTTCTAACATGGATCGACCATAAGGTAAAAAGTTAGAGTCTGATATTAATCTGAAATGAGC